CTCGTAGGTCATCTCTCCCGCTTTCACCTTTTTGTAGTGTTTCCGTATCTTTTCCCGCCAGCGGCTTTTGGATTTCGCCTTGATCCGCATGATGACCTTTCCGCTGTCCGTGACAAAGAACCGGAATCCGAGGTATTCAATCCCCGTTTTCATCGGCACGATTTTCGTCTTGTCCGGGTGGAGCGTAAGCCCCAGTCCCTCCGTCATTGCCCGTATCTCTTCAAGGCAGCGCTTTAAGTATTCCTTGTCGTGGTGGATGAGGTAGAAATCGTCCATGTACCGCCCGTAGCCCCGGATGTGCAGGCATTCCTTGATGTAGTGGTCCATCGGGCTTGCGATCATCAGCGCGTCGTTCTGGCTGAGCTGGTTGCCGAGCGGCACGCCTACCCCGCCGGGAATGCTTGCGTGGATGCCGCGTATGAGCTTTAGCAGCCGTTCATCCTTGAAGTACTTTTCGTACATCCCGTCCACAACGTCGTGCCTTATGCTGTCAAAATACCCTTTGAAATCCCCGACAAGGATATATCCGTCCGCGCCGTTTCTCGCTACCTCTTCCCGCAGGTGCCGCCGGAGAAGCGCAAGGGAAAAGTCCGTCCCCTTTCCTCTCTGGCTTGCCGCATTCTCGTAGCAGAATGTCGCCTGCACCGCAGGGAGCAGGATGTTGTCGTTTAAGTTCTTCTGTACGACACGGTCCTGATACTTCGTGCTCTTGATTTCCCTCTTCTTGCCACGCTCGTTCACATAGAACGTGTGGTAGCCGCTGATGTGGTACCTTCCTGTCTCTAAGAGGTCTTTTAAGTAGAGTGTACATTCCGGTGCACGCAGGTCGTAGCTTGCGACGCTGTCCTTCCACATCTTGCCCTTCCTGCAGCTCCTGTGTGCCTCGTAGAGGTTTTTGTAATCCGTGACGATGCCATAATCGTCTAACTTACTGATGTCCCGTCCTGATGCCATTTCCGCTCCTTGTGGAGTAGTCCTGCCGCACGCATATGTGCGCGTGCCTCATATCTCTCATGGGAGGTATGTGGTGTCGGCAGTCGTTTATTCGACCTTTCCGGTCTGGGATACGCACTCCTTTGCCGCCGGTGCACGGTGTTCGGCTTCCGCTTACTAAGTCAGGCTGTCCGGCAGATCGGGACGCACGCCATTGTTGCCGTTGTACGCATTGTTGTTGTTGCTCGTGCCGTCCGTGTTGACATTGCGCACGTAGTTGGCGTTGGAGGCGTACGGGGTGTAGCGCGTACCCCAATGTGTTTAATTTTCCGAGAACGTCTTCCCAAACGTTCCCAATTCTTTCTTGTACCACGCGGCGGTCATATACCTTACTTCTACGACCAGCTTCGTCCAGTACGCGACTTTGTCCGCCGGCAGGTGGAACAGTTCCTTCGAGATGTCAATCATCGCGACCATTGTCCTGCAGCACGCCATCGCTCGCCGCTGGTTCCGCTTCCGTTCCTCGTAATCCCGCGCGTCCCTTGGATAGATCTCGTTCGCCTCGTAGAGGAGTGTAAATATTTCAAACGCCTTGTTCACGATCTTGTCCGTGATGGTCAGCCGGTATCGTTTCGGGAAATGCTCCGTGTTATTCGTGACTGTCACCGTGTGCACCGCCATCTTCTTCGCTTTCGTGATGACGTCGAGTTCCCCCTCTTTCCTGTCGTTCGGTTTTACCATCTACGCCCACAGCCTCTTGTTCTCGCTGTCGTAGTATCCCACTTGTACGCTGATATCGTCCGTCGTGTCGAACAGCTCGATTGCCACATTGTCGGAGCTTATGACATCTGCATCCATGAGTGTCTGCACTGCCATCGTAAGCTCCAGCACATCCACCTTCGTATTCGCCAAGCCTTCGTCCACCGCCCCGGTAATCTTGAGCGCTTCCTGAATCTGCTCCGTCATCTGCTGGTTTAAGGTGTCGAGGTCGATATCGCCGAGCTGCTCTTTCAAGGCGATGGTGTTCTGCAGGAGCTGCTTCGGTGCCGCGTTGATAATATCCGCGTGCGCCCGGTCGGTCTTTTCCGGGATTTCAATTTCATCTGCAAATTCCGATGTTTCCGGTTTATATGTTTTCACCGCTCCACCTCCTAGAATTTATCCGTGATTTCAAATACCATTTCCATGTCGCCGTCCTTGCCCTTGTTCATAAAAGACTTGAGTGCGATCGGGTCGCCGTCCTCGTCAAAGAGACCGATTTCGTTGATATTCTGTCCTGCGAGTGTCTCCCGCTCCAGCTCCACGATATAGGACGCGCTTAAGCCGTCCTCCGCGATTTCCGCCACGATATTGTCCTTGCGGTAGATTTCATGTTGGAGTGCCGTGTCTGTCGGAAGGGGTTCCCGCACCGTCGTTCCGTCCGATGCCCCGTCCCCGAGTGCGATTGCCGCTGCCTTCGGCAGCGTGGCAAGCCCCGCCCTTGCCCGTACGGTCTTCTGTCTTGCCGTGTTCGTGATGATACTCTCTGCCATCTTACAATTCCTCCTTCTTTACATCCGCGTCCAGTATCCGGCTTCCGTCGAGCAGTTCGCTTCCGTCCAGACACCAGTAATCTTCATACATGAGCAGCGCCGCTTCCGCGTTCTCCTTTTCCCCTGCTTCGATTGCATATTCGTCCCTGATTCTAACATCTGCATCCTCCGTCGCCATCGTAAAGCTCATTTCCATCTTGTCGACGCTCATATTTTCCGTGATGTGCATCTCCACCGGATCAATGAGGATTTCGATAAAGTCAAAAATCGTCCGCGCCGCCTTCACGCGTTTTAGCATCGCGTTGAATACCGTCTTCAAGTCCGCATCCGGCACTTCTCCGGTCTTTACTTTAAAGTGGTACGGTTCCCCTCCGTATTCATACCACGGCATAAATGACGCGGAGCTGATAGTGTTCTTGAGCAGTTCCTCGATTGCCTTGATAGTTCCTGCGTATCGCCGCTTCATCGGCGCGGATTTGATGATTCCCAGCTTCTGCGCATCCGTGTATTCCGACTTGTAATACGGTGCCCCGATAGTCATCGCCATGTAGTCATAATATTTCGGGTCTGTGTTGTCGAGGTCTCCCCACACGGAAAGCTGGTGCGCGAGTCTGTTCATCTTCTGCATCTGCCGGTCGAACGCATACCCGAAGCACTCGTTTTCCGTCGTCTGCAGGTTCGGCGGCAGGGATAAAAATGTGCTTCCGACATCGTCGTATTTATACATCCCTTATCCCTCCATTCCGCCGTAGGTCAGTTCGATTCCGGTGCAGATTGCCACCTCGTCCGTTCCGATGGTTGCATACTGCGGTTCCTCAATGGAAAGTCTTGACGCGCCCGCCGCCAGTGCAAAGCTCACGAGCGTATCCGGCACGATTGCCCGCCCGATCTTGCTGCGTGTATAATCTACAAATTCCTCCACCGCGTCCTCGACTGCTGCCTTTAGTGCATCTTCAACGTCCTTCTGGGATTCCGAGATGTAGAAGGTCGCTTTCAGGCTGTATTCCACCGGCGTCGGTGCGAGGATTTCCGTCTTGTCCGTGTCCGGTGTTGCCTTCGTGTCCTTTAAGTACTTCGCCACACTACTTAAGTAGTCCGCGTCCGGTATTTCTCCGTTTAAGAGCAGCACGTAAATCTGTACCAGTGCCTCGTCGTTCGTGATGATCTTCACGTCCGCGATCGTGCTGCTGTACGCCTTGACCAGTTCCTCATAACATTCCTCCGGACCGGCGGTCGAATAGGTCGCCGGGAAATTGTAGATAAGCTCCCGCAGTTCCGCGTCTGTGTATACATCATGCCCGCCGTCGCTTGCCGTCGTGTTCTCCACGCTCTCCACGAGGTTCACCGGATCTGCGATGATATTGAGCTGTCCCTCGACATATCCATTTCCTCCCGTCCCTGCCTCCGTGCAGGTCGCGCTGATATCCGCGTGCGTCTCCCCTGCCCGGATGGCGAGGTCTTCGTCCGTTGCAAAATAGATTCCGTCCCCGCTCGTTGCCCGCGTCCCTGCCGGTACGGTCACATCCGTCGCCTGTGCCGCTGACAGGTGAAACCGGAGCGTTACGGTCGCGCTTTCCGTTCCGTCCTCCTTGTAACCGAAGTTGCTGCCCCAGTTTCTCAAATAGTCCCCGTACATGTACTGCAGGAAATTCATTTTAAATCTCTCATTCATCACTACCGCGAGCTGGTATAATTTTCCCGCTGCCACGTTGAGTAAGATTCTTCTCGAATCCGCCGGGTACAGTGTCAGCTCCTCCCCGGTCAGTTCCTCATATCTCGCCTCATAGTCCGCGATCATTTCCCCGAGGATGGAATCAAAAGTTATTTCTTCCTCCTCCAGCAAATCAATCTGCGGCATATTGTCGAGTACGTCCGTCCTAGCCATAAGCAATCACCATCCTTACTTCATTTTCATCGTTCCACTGCACTTCCGACACCTCTGCGCGGTCTTCCCACTTTTCGCATTGGGTAATGACCTCCGTCGCGTACTCATTTCTTGATATCTGTGACGCGTTTTCCGGCGGATATCCCCGTATTCCCATGTCGCGGATGTACGGTGCCGTCCCATATGGCGTGCTCGCGATCGTCCCGATGCTGTCCTCGATGGCATCCCGTTCCGTCTCCGTCAGGGTCTTTATGCCCTCCTCATAATCAAACGTCATGTGCCCTCCTTACTTTGGAATTGTCAGAACCTGTCCCACATAAATCAGGTTCGGGTTCTTGATCTTATCCTTATTGGCATTGTAGATTTTGGTATACATGGAGCCTTTCCCGTAGTACTTCTTGGCGATATTCCACAGGCAGTCTCCCTTGACCACGGTATACGTCGTCGACGTCGTCTCCTTGACCTTGCTCTTTGCCGCATCTTTTGACGTGGCGGCTTTTTTCTTCGTGGTCGTGTTCTTCTTTTTTGTGCTCTTTGCGGTCTTGTTCGGGTACTCTTTCAGCGTCAGCGAAAATCCGATGGCAACCGGGCGTCCGTCCGCATAGATGGTCTTGTATGTCTCCTCGATAGACGTGATCACAAACGGATTCTTCCCGACCTTCTTCCCGCCGATGACAAACTGTGCCGCCGTCCCTTTTGACTTCGCCGTATACAGTTTCTTCTCCACGGCAAGTGGTTTCACGCCATACGCCGCGCTCGCCTCGATGGTGAGTGACAGTTCGTCCAGCCCGTCCGCGCCAAATTCCAGATACGCCTTCTTCCCGTTCCTCTCATGCTCCGAGTAGGTCGCGCTTCCGCTCCGCGTCAGGTCGTGGAACGACAGTACTTTATTCTTCTTTTTTACCGTCTTGCAATAAAAGCTGACGTCTCCGTATGTTCCAACGCTTGCCATATCCTACCTCCACATCTTTCCAAGGATAACGCCCTTTCCGGGCTGCCCGTCTTCTTCCTCAATGAGCGCCGCGACCATATCCCCCGGCTCCGGGAGCGTGGTCACGGTCGCCAGTATCGGAACTTTCCGGAAGACCTGATTTTCCCGCTCCGGAATCGCCACATCCGCCGTCCGCTTCGCGCTCTGGACAGACGATATTTTTGCATAAAATAAACGTGCCATGTTCCCTCCTAGAAATTCGTAACCGTAAGGTGTGCCGTAATGGTTACGGTGTACTTCCCGCCGGACTTCGAGTGTGTCACCGTATCCGCAAAATACTTCCCGTCCAGCTCCCCGAATCCCGATAATTTAAAACACTCCGCCGCCGCATACTTCGCGCTTCCCATCAGCTTTAGTGTCACCGTCTGACTGTTCCTGCGGTTTTCCCTTAGTTTCGCCTTTGCTTTCTTCTCCGCATCGCTTAGGGATTCCGCCTTCGTCGTGATATACATCTGCCGTTTCCCGGATTCCCCGGGTGCCGTGTACTCGTAGGTGAGCGTATCGCCGCTTCCGTTCGTGTACTGGATTTTCACGCTGTCGTAACGGTCTGTCACCTGTCTTGTGATGCTGTACGCGCCGCTTCCTCCGAGGTCTGTCCGCTTGATGGTATACTTCGCGTCCTTCTTCTCGTATTTGGTCTTGTCATACGCGACAATCTTCTTGTTGTACAGCTTCATCCCGATGTCGTACTCGCTGCACTGTGAATACGCAAACGAAAGGTCTGTCTTTCCTGTCTGCTTTGCCTCGTCGATGCTGACATCGGTTGCATCAAAGGAAAGCTCGATTCCCGCATTTTTCGCGATATCGCTTAATATGGTCTTGAGTGTTGTCTTGCTCCACGTCTTATTTTTCTGCCGGACGGAAAAATTGTTGTTCGTCGGCATCGAGATTCCCGATAAAGACAGCGTCTCCGGGAATCCGGAAAAGGAAAGGGAATCGACGGAAAACGAACCGCAGTACAGTTTCCCGTCCTTCTTGTCCGCCGCCCACTCCGATGTCTGAATCCACGCCTTGAACGTGTCCTTGTCCGACGGGAAATAGCCGTTCATCCACTTCTGCGTCTGGTTATTGAGCGTGACCGTCACCGTGTCCGCGCTTCCGTCCGCATTGTCTTTCCATGAAAAAGATTCGCTGTCATCCGATATCGTGTCCGTCGCGTCCACGCCATTGTATTTGACGATCAGCTTCGACCGCATTGCCTCCATGGTTCCCTCCTGTTGCACCGGTGCAACTTTTCAACTGCTGCCCTTTGCTGCTTTTTGGCAGCGCCGCACTTCCGTTTGTTACTCCGTATCTCTCCAAGGGGCGACGTCATTCTCCGTTTCTTGCTCGTCCAGCTCCGGGCACCACACCTGCACCCCTGCGGAGAAGATGTATTCCTCCATGATGGTCCGGTTCTCCTCCGCATTGAGCAGTAATTCCACCTGCGTTTCATCGCCGTACACCTTCCACGCGATATAATCCCACATATCGCCCTGCTTCGTTGTGTAATAATATCCGCCCATGATTCCTCCTTAAGCAAACGACACGCGGTTATTCTCGCGCTGGATATCCGTAAGCATTGCCCGCAGGTCATCAAGCCCCATGGAAATTCCCTGCCGTACTTCCTCTGCCGAGGCGTTCCCGCTTATATTCACGCTCGGCTTGTACTCGATCTGCATCGTGCTTCCGTAATTGGACGCCTTGCTCATGC